AACGCTGAGGTACTTGTTGGGCACAACATTATCCAGTACGACATACCCTGTATCCAGGCTGTTTACCCAAGGTTTAAACCAAAGGGACAGCTGATTGATACGTTGATTCTGTGTCGGATGTTTTACTCAAACATCAAGGACATTGACTTTAAGCACAAATGGCCCACCATGCCACTACAACGGTATGGCAGCCATAGTCTCGAAGCCTATGGGTACCGCCTAGGTCACGCCAAGCAACACGCTGAGCTGACTGATTTTTCGGTGTACACAAAAGAAATTGGCGAGCGTTGTGCGTGTGACGTTGACTTGAACGTTAAGCTGTGGCACAGGTTGCAACCTAAGGTCGAAAGCGTTCCCTGCGCTGTCGATCTTGAGATGAGATTCGCAAGACTCATCGCCCTGCAGGAACGATCTGGGTTTGGCTTCGACGTTAAGGGAGCGTTGGAGTTAGAGGCCGAGATCAATGAACAACTAAATACTCTCAGCGGACGATTGAGACAACGGTTCCCGTTCGTTGACGGAGGAGTCTTTACTCCTAAACGAGACGACAAAACTCGTGGTTATTTTAAGGGGGTTCCATTAACCCGCCTAATCGAGTTGAACCCTAACTCTAGGGATCACATCGCTTGGGCACTTAAAACTCACCTCAATTGGCAACCAGAGGATTTCACTGCAACTGAAAAACCAAAGGTTGACGAAACAGTTTTGTCTAAGGTTTCAGGGGCTGATGATTTCGTAAGTTATCTGACGCTCCAGAAACGTCTCGGACAACTAAGCACTGGTAACAATGCTTGGTTGAAGTTGGTTGACGCAGACGGCAGGATTCACGGCAGTGTGATTACTGTTGGCTGTGCTACGGCTCGCTGTGCCCACGTCAGCCCCAACATGGCCCAGGTACCTGCCGTCAGGTCAGTCCTGGGACCGGAGTGCCGAACTCTGTTTGGACCTGGCAAATTAACCACCTCCGGGGGGAGACGGGTATGGAACACCAAACAGGTTGGCGTGGACCTCAGCGGGATCGAAGCAAGATGCCTAGCGCATTACCTTTGGCCCTTTGATGACGGTAAGTTTGCTGATGAAGTGTTGAATGGCGACATTCACACTGCAAACCAGAATGCTGCTGGTCTCGCAAGCCGTGACCAAGCCAAGACTTTTTTCTATGCCTTGATGTACGGAGCTGGAGCTGAAAAGCTTGGGCTCATCACAGGGCAAGATGGAGGAAAGCTTAAGAAGAAGTATTTCAAAAACATGCCAGCGCTTGCTCGGTTGACTGAACTGGTCACTGACAAAGCAGAAGCTGAAGGATTTGTTAAGGCCATTGATGGCCGACAGATACAGATCCGCTCAAGTCACAGCGCTTTAAACTTCCTGCTCCAAAGCTGTGGAGCACTCATCAGCAAACTTTGGTACGTCCTTTGTCATGAACAACTTTTACTTGAAGGACTTTCATACGGAAGTGATTGGTGCTTCCTTGCCCACGTCCACGATGAAATCCAATTTGCAGTCCGAGAAGACTACGCAGACACAGTTGGACTTATTGCTGTTAGAAGCGCTCGATTGGCAGGAAAGCAGCTTGGAATGCGCATTGCTGTCGATGCTAAATTTAAGGTCGGAAATAACTGGGGAGACTGCCACTAAACGATGCACCGTATGTGACCAGCACAAGCCCCTAGAAGCCTTCTCAAAAGACAAGCAGAAGGCAGATGGTCTTTACCCCCATTGCAAGGCCTGTAACAACCTTAATACACGACGTAGAAAGGAGATCCGACGAGACATACCAGAACCACCTGATGGTCTTTGTCAGTGCTGCAGGCAAAAGAAAAGCTTGGTGGTAGATCACTGCCATAAAAGCCAAGAGTTTCGAGGCTGGTTGTGTAGTGATTGCAACGGAGCCATTGGAAAGCTTGGGGACAATCTTACGGGTGTCCTACAAGCTGCCGATTACCTCTATAAATCCTTTAGTGTTAGCACCCATCAAACCCAGGAGGCTTCCGAATGACTTGGCTCCTACTTGATGCAGATATGCTTCTGTATCAAACGGTGGCAGCTTGTGAAGTAGAGATCGAATGGTCTCAAGACATCATCACCACTCACCTTCCAGTCAAGGAAGCTCAGTATGTTTTCAATGAACTACTGGACATCAAAAAACGCCAATCAAGTTGTGAACGATTCACGCTTTGTTGGACTGCTGATCAGAACTTCCGTAAGGAACTGGTCTCGACCTACAAAGGAAACCGTGCTGGTAACCATCGTAGGAAGCCTGTGGGATACGCAGCAACACGACGTTGGGCTGAGTCTCAGTTTCATTCCGAATGCTGGTACAGGTTGGAAGCCGATGATGTACTAGGAATCCTTGGTACTCGCTTTCCTGAGCAAACCGTTATCTGGTCAGGAGACAAGGATCTAAAACAGATCCCTGGTAATCACCTAGATAACGACGGCTCTTTCTTTTATGTCACTGAACAGGAGGCAAATGTTTGTTTCTACCGTCAAACTCTTACCGGCGATGCCGTTGATGGCTACAGCGGCTGCCCTGGTGTTGGCCCTAAGACGGCTGAAAAACTCATCCCAGATGACACAGCCGACGAAGCCACCGCATGGAGAGTTGTAGTTGATCAGTACAAAAAGAAAGGATTTAGCGCCAATGAAGCACTATCACAAGCTCGTCTCGCAAGAATCCTCAGAGATTCTGATTACACCTTTGATGAAATACAGTTATGGACCCCATTAACCCTCACCACTACAAATTTGACGACGGAGTAATTGAATGTATTGATTACGTTGAAAGTCACGCTTTTGATTTTGTTGAAGGAAACATTATCAAATACGTAACCAGATACCAACACAAAAATGGTGTTGAAGATCTTAAAAAAGCCCGTTGGTACCTTGATCGTTTGATTAAACGTCAAGAAGAATTTGACAAACATTTCTCACGTAAATGTGGTCACTCAAACCTTTACAACACAATTCTTGAAAATGCTGCTTACGAACGCGGAGAGAGTGGAGAACTGGATGGGAGAAGCGGACCAGTTAACCAATCCTGATCAAGAGCAACAGCTTACTTATGTAGAAGAAGAATTCTACGAATTGATGTACGCCTACAGAAATCAAGGTCGTGCAGCAACTATTAAGGAAGCTTGCGATCTTCTTTGGGTGACTTACGGTCTTTTACTTTCTATGGAAGTAAACCCCAATCACGCCTTTAAATTACTTGACGACAGCAACCACAGTAAATTTCCATTTACCAAAGTTGACGGAAAAGTAATGAAAGGTCCTAACTACAAAAAACCTGATTATTCAAAACTATGAGAGATCAAAGTTATAGCGAGATTGTTTCTCGTGTTCCTTCCGAAGCTTGGGCAAATGTATCTGCAGAAGTTATCGATGAAGACGGACAAGATTCAAAGATTGTGTTTTTTTGGGATGAAGAAGATCCTAATCTGAAACCTCTTTCTGAATTAAGCCAAGAACAATTCGATAATTTTATACTCGATGCTCTTGAGCGTAGCCTTCCAGAAAACATTACTGAACTTGACAATGAAACAGCAACTGAATCCAGCAATCGCAATGACGGGCCGAGTGGAGAGCTGGTTGGAGAATCCGACTCGTAGGTATCCCGTATCTTGCACCGTATTTGTGGTGTCTGACACCATGGATGAGGACAAGGATGGCCTAGAGGGCTCCTGGCAGTTTGTCAGTAAGGCTCTTAGGTACGGTGCAGGGGTTGCTGTACACCTCAGTAAGCTGCGTCCTCGTGGCGTTGAAAACAAACACGGCATGATCGCCTCAGGCCCTTGTGGGTTCATGGAGATCTACTCCAAGTTCAACGAGATCCTTCGGCGCGGCGGAACCTACCGCAACGGTGCCATAGTGGCGCACCTCGACGCAAATCACAAAGACATTGTTGAGTTTATTAACTACGACCGCAGCCGTATCCCTTGGATTAAACGCTGCGTCAATGTTGATGATGACATTGTTAACTACCCAGACACACTAAGTGCCATCATGCAGGGTGCTAGTCGTGGTGATGTTTGGATTGTTAAGAAGCAATACAACAAAAAGGGTGAGCGCATTTATTCCAACGTGTGCCAAGAAATTCTGCTTAAGAGTCGGGATACCTGTTTGTTGTCTCACATCAACCTTGGTCTCACCACCATTGAAGAGCTTCCCAAAGCTTTTGAAGATGGCATGAAGTTTCTTTGTGAACTACACAAGAACAGTGGTGTAGACGAATCTGACATTTACAAAAAAGAGGAGAATCAAATTGGTCTTGGCGTCCTTGGTCTTGCTAACTTCCTTGCCTTGGAAGGCGTCAAGTATTCGGAATTCGTTGCCGCCCTACGCGACAGGAACTCGGGTGTTGGTAAGACCGATACAAAAGCCGGAGAGGCTGCTCTCGCCCTCTACAACGGCTTCATGGCAGCTACTAAGGTAGCCGCTGACTACAACATGGATAGGGCCTTTACAGTGGCTCCTACGGCTTCCTGTGCGTATCGCTACCTAGACCGTGAAGGGTTTACTACAGCTC